AATGTTGCTATTACAGGATTAGAAATAAATTTTACAGAAGGAACTACTTCTCAAGTAGGTAGTGCTTTAGTTACTCCGACAGGAGTGTCATCACAAGTTGATATTGGTGTCTATGATGTAACTGCTACTGCAAATCATAACCCCGTAGGTGTTTATGCTCAAGTTTATAGCGAAAGACCAACTATTGTTGGTGATGCTTTAGTTACTCCGACAGGTTTAAGTGCAGGATTTACCGAAGGAACAGAAGTAATTGTGGGTGATGCGAATGTAGATGTCACAGGTGTCTCTGCCTCTTTCGGAACAGGGGAAGTGGAAATTGTTGCTTCTCATATCGAGGAAGTAACAGGTATTGAAATATCCTCTAACACAGGAACATTAAGCCAAGAAACAATATACACCTTAACAGGTGTTGCGATGCAGTTTTCTGAAGGTACAGAAACTATAATCGCTAATGCTTTAGTTACTCCAACAGGCATTGAATTATCTGTTGTTTTAGGTAATATGCGATCAACGCCATGGGCCAACGTAGTGCCGGGTGTCAGTGATACGTGGACATCTGTTAATACAAACGTAACCAACACATGGACCAAAGTAGCATAAAAAATGTTGCTTGAAGGATAAAAAAAGATATATTTTATAGAGGTTTAAAACATGGCAAGTACATATTCAGATAGACTCAAACTCGAACTCATGGAAACAGGCGCTAACGCCAATACATGGGGAAACAATACTAATACAAACTTAGAAACACTTGACGCTTTTAGTGCGGGTTACTTATCTAAGTCTGTTGCAGGTTCAGCCAACGTCACATTGACATCCAATAATGCTGATCCCACTGCTGAAGCTTCTAACAAAGTAATCGAATTTACAGGTACTTTGACAGGAGACATTACAGTTTTTGTTCCTGCTGTTGAGTCTAACTATATCTTTTTTAATAATACTTCTGGAGCTTTCACTTTAACTGTTGCACCGACAGGACACGGTGCTAATGGTGTCGCTATCGTTCAAGGTTCTCACACTGTGCAATATTGCACAGGGGATACTGTTGTTGATCTTTTTGCAAATTCTTTAGGAAATCTTTCTGTAAAAAATAATGTTAATGTTGTAGGTACAGTTAATGCAACATCCTATGTAGGGAATGGTGCAGGATTAACAGGCGTTGATCCTTTTGAGTCTGGCACAAAAATGGTTTTCTATCAAGCATCTGCTCCAACAGGATGGACACAAGATACAGCATCTGCTTTGTCAAACACTGTCATGTCAGTTGTGACAGGAACTGGTGGTGGTACAGGTGGTTCAACATCTTACTTCTCCTCATTCTTGGCCACGACAGATAAATCTGCTCCCGCTCAACCTGTTTCAGGTTCTGTGAGTGGTACTGTTGGAGGAACTACACTTTCAACACCACAGATAGCTAGCCATACACATACTATAAACAGAAGAGCTGGTAATCCAGTAGCTGGTCCAGCACCAGTGGCTCCGGCAGATCCTTCCCCCAATGATACGAACCTTGTAACTAATGCAACAGGAGGTGGTGGAAGTCACTCACACCCTTTTAGTGGTAGTTTAGCAAGTGCAACGGCGGACGTAACCATTCCTGCAGCGAATGTCAAATATGCAAACGTAATTGTTGCTGCAAAAGATTAATTGATCATTTCATTAAATTCAGAATACAAAGACGTCAAAGTGAATAGAACAAAAGTATCTCATTTCAAGGATTTTTTTAAGTTAGAAAAAAATTTTGATTTTAACACATTAGCTTTTCTTTTAGATAGGAAAGAAAATGATAACTATTATAGTCCTAATGGGAAAATTAAATTACGTAATTTTGATATTTTTCATGAGGGTAAATTTTTTTCAAATTTTGTTAAAGATCTATTACTAGATAAAAATTTTAATAAAATAGATGCAGATATTCATGCTTCAATGAGTAAAATTGGATTTAGTGAAAATCATCAAGACGAAGAATCAGTCTTTCTTTTTCCTTTAGTAGGATCAGTAATCTACAACGTTTATGATGAAACTAATTTTACTTCATATTATATGAGCGTTGGTGATTTACTAATAATACCTAAACATATAATTCATGCAGCTATTCCTTTATGTCCGAGAATAGTAGTTTCAGTAGGAGTATTCGACTAATGCCTATTTTTGATCCTGATGGAAAATGTCCTCTTCTTAATAAGAAATGCATTAAACATCAATGTCTTTGGTATAATATGCTTCAAGGAAAACACCCTCAAACAGGACTAGATGTTCAAGAGTGGGGCTGTTCTATCGCTTGGCTACCCTTACTTTTAGTAGAAAATTCAGCAAAAATGACAGGCGTTCAAGCTGCCACCGAATCTTTTCGAAATGAAATGGTTAAAGGTCAAAATGTCATGAATAATATTTTAGCTGCAAATCCTCAAACAAGAAAAGAAATGAAAAATATTAGCAGTTTATTTGGAAAAATAGGAGACCATCAAAAAGCATTGGAAGAAAAAAACCCTAATTTAGAGGATGAAACTATTAGACAATTAAGCAACAATAAGGTAAAAATAAAGAAAGGAAAAAAAGATGGCAACAACAGTAAATAATACAACAGTTAATTCAAGAATAACTATTATTTTTGACGCTGACGGATCATTAAACGGTGATGGTCCTGCTAAAGGAACAGGCAATACAGAATCAGATGTTTATTTAGATAGCAAAGTTTATTTAAATATTCGATCCCATACTGAAATAGATGCAAATGTTCATGCTTTACAATGGAACGCTACGACTAACACAGGTGAGTTAGAGTATGTTGATAACAGAGAAAATGAATCTCTATCTTCTCTTCCTCAGTGGGTAACAAATGTTGTAATTAGATGCGAGGCTCAAGATGTTTGGAACACAGTTTATTCTGCAAATGTTGCAGAACAATTCACTGCTTGGCAGACATCTAATCCAGATGCGAACGTAGAAACTTTTTCTGAAAACACTTCACAAGCTGCAACTGTAGCAGATACAGCCAGAACAAATTATCTGACTGAACACAGTATTACTTACTAAGTAATTGTGTATAAATAAAAAATGAAAGAATATATTTTAGAAGTCAAAAAAATAATACCTCAAACTTTTTGTAAAAAAATTATTTCTTATTTTGACAATAATTATAACGACGCTGGAACTGTTGGATTAGGAGTCGATAAAAATATAAGAAATTGTTTAACTCGATCTTTATTAGAGCCAAAATCTTTTGGAGAAAAAATTTGTTTAAACGCAGTGAAAGAAAAAATATTTCATTGTGTAGATCACTACAAAAATAAACACGACATAGATATTGATAAAATATCTCAATTAGACATTCTTCGATATGATGCAAATAAATTTAAAGCAGGTTACGACTTTCACAAAGACTTTGGTCATAAAGTTACAGAGAGACATTTATCTATTTCTATTTGTTTAAATAACGAATATGAAGGAGGAGAATTTGTATTCAAATTAGATAATGAAAGTCTTCTTACAATTCCTCAAAATGTAGGAGATGCTGTGATTTTTCCATCTAATTTTATGTTTCCTCATCAAGTAAATAAAGTAACTAAAGGAACACGATATGCTTTAATAGGGTGGGTAATCTAATGCAACCGATTTTTATAAAAGAATTTTTACCAACACAAATCTTAAATCTAGCTTATTCCTATTCGATTATTAAATTTTCTAATCAAAAAAAATTTAATATTGATGGTCAAACAAACTCTTTAATTAGCGAGCATGGTGACTATTTAATGGAAACATTAATGGATATGAGCACTTCTGTCGTGGAACAAAACGTTGGTAAAAAACTATGGTCAACTTATTCCTTTTTTAGAATTTATGACAAAGGTTCTGATTTAAAAATACATACTGATAGAGAGTCTTGTGAATTCACAGTGGCTTTGTGTTTAGGAGCAGATCCTATTGATCAGCCTTATGAAATATTTGTAGGAGAGGAAGATGAAACTTCTGATTATAAATATTATAATAAGGAAGGAGAATATAAACGGTATCGAATTGATCATAAGTTTCCTATGGTTCCTAATAATGCAGTAATTTTTAAAGGTAGGGATAAAATTCATTGGAGAGAAATCTGTCATCATGATCATTTTATCACTGTGTTTTTACATTATGTTGATCAAGAGGGTCCTTATAAAGATTTTAAATTTGATAAAAGACAAATGTTAGGGGGAAAGAATGATTAAACCAGAAGAACTTAAAGATATGAATTTTAAAATATTCTTAGGAATGCCTATGTATGGTGGAATGTTAACCGAAAACACAATGCATGGCTTACTGCAACTACAACAATGGTCCATGGTTAAAGGTGTAGGAATGCGTATGCAATCTATGGGTAATGAAAGCCTTATTACTCGTGCTCGTAACACGGTTGTTTCCATGATGATGGATGCTACCGACTATGTAGCAACGCACTTGTTGTTTATTGACTCCGATATTGGCTTTCAAGCTCAAAACATAGAACGAATGCTTTGTTTTGATAAAGATGTGGTGTGTGGCATTTACCCAAGAAAACATGTTCATTTTGAAAAAATACCTCAAATACTAAAAGATAATCCTAATGCGACTCCTGAGGAATTAGAGGTTAAATCGCTAGGGTATAATCTTAATTTTGATGATCCCATGAATGTCAAAATGGAAAATGGTTTTTGTAGGGTACAGGAAGCCGCAACAGGCATGATGTTGGTTAAAAGAGAAGTCTTTCGCACGATGATGAAAAAGTTTCCTGAGCGTAAATATGAATCTGATCAAATTATTAATGGTAAGTCTTTTAAATCTGATAATTGTTATGACTTATTTTGTGCAGGTATATACGAAACAAAACCAGGCACTAAAAGATATCTATCCGAAGATTATTACTTCTCTCGATTATGGCTAGAATGTGGTGGAGAGATATGGGCAGATATAGCAATGCCTCTAACTCACTTTGGAAATAGAGCTTTCAAAGGTCATGTTGGTTCTTTATTTCAGAAAAAATAAGTAGTATATTGGCTTCATGCCACTAACTAATTTTACAATAAAACCAGGCATTAATAAAGAAGTTACCGATTATACGGGTCAAGGACAATGGGTGGACTCCGATAATGTACGCTTTTTTAATGGCCTACCCCAAAAAATTAAAGGTTGGGACAAGTTTGTTGAAACCACGATTGTCGGTGTGGTACGAGATCAGCATGCTTGGATTTCTTTAGATGGCACGAGGTACGATGCTTTTGGTACCGATAGAAAATTATACGTTTATGAAGAAGGAGTTATTTCTGACATCACTCCAATTCGAGCAACTGAAGCTTTAACCGATCCTTTTACTACAAATGGTACAGCCACTGTTTTAGTCACCGATGCAGGTCATGGCTGTGAACAAGGTAGTTTTGTGACCTTTGATTCTTTCTCCACGATTGACGGACTTGATATGAATCAAGAGTTTGAAGTAACTTCCGTGGTTAATACTTCTGCTTACACAGTGACTCATACTTCAACTGCTAGTGGTTCAACCGCAGGCGGTGGTGGTGCAGGTAATGCAGCTTATCAAATTAATCCTGGCCCGGCTTTCTCAACTTCGGCTTATGGTTGGGGCACCGATACTTGGGGAGCAGGAGCATGGGGGGAACCTTCCACCGTTTCGAATGTAACCTTAGAAGCAAGACAGTGGTCACTCGATAACTTCGGTGAAGACTTAATTGCCACTCAATTAAATGGTGGCACCTATCGTTGGGACACTTCTGTGGGAGTAGGTACAAGAGCTGCGATTGTAGCGAATGCTCCGACAACTTCACGACTCAGTTTAGTTTCTTCTCCTGACAGACATTTAATTTTATTTGGTACAGAAAATACGATTGGTGACCAAGATGATTTATTACTTCGATTCTCGGATCAAGAAGATATTAATAACTATACTCCCACCGCAGAGAATACAGCAGGTTCACTACGAATTGCCGACGGATCACGGATCATTGCTGCTGAACGTTCAAGAGGCCAAACCCTAGTATGGACAGATACTTCTCTTCACTCTTTACAGTTTATTGGTCCACCTTTTACTTTTGGTCTAAGACAACTCGGTCAGAACTGTGGAATCATTGGTCAGCATGCAGGTATTGATTTAAATGGTAATAGTTTTTGGATGTCACAAGATTCTTTCTATCTCTTTGATGGTTCGGTGAAAAAACTACCGTGTACCGTGGAACAATTTGTATTTAACAATATCAATCAAACCGCTTCCGAGAATGCTTTTGCCGGGCACAATGGTGAGTTCAATGAAATTCTTTGGTTTTATGCTAGAACAGGCTCCGATCAAATTAATGCAGTCGTAGCCTTTAACTATCAAGAACAGACATGGTGGACAGGAACTTTAGCTCGTACATCTTGGATTGATCGGGAAGTTTATGATAATCCTATTGGTACACAATATCTAGGTAATACGACTGCCAACAATGAAACAATTCTAGGACTAACTTCAGGTGCAACACAAATCTATTTACAGGAACAAGGTACTGATGCCGACGGTCAAGCGATGGAAGCTTACTTAAAATCAGGTGCTGTTCAAATAGGACAAGGAGATGATTTCTCTTTTGTCTCTAAATTAATACCTGATGTTCAAAATCAAAGTGGTACACTCAATTTAGATTTTGAATTTTTACGTTATCCCAATGATGCGAATGCAGTCACTAAATCCACTAGCTTTACATCAGGAACAGAAAAAGTAGACTTACGAGGAAGAGGAAGACAGTTCACAGCGAATATTGTATCCAACACAACAGGCACCGCTTGGCGTTTAGGGACAATGCGTTTTGATATACAACCCGATGGTAGAAGATAATTTTCTTAAAAGCATAAGAGATAAAAAAGTAAATCTTACAGAACAACAAGTTTTAGAAAGATTCTATGACAGGTTTCGTTGGCCAAAATTTTATCCATGGGGACAACCTTCTGTTGAAGCAATTAAGGAAGATGGAACAAAACACCAAGACTTTTTTTTAAAGGATAATTACATTGATTCTAATAAGTGCATTGAAACCTACTTAGAGGGATATACTCTGATACTTTCTAATATAGGAGGTTTTTGTAAAGACACTTTAGAAATACAATGGATGATAAGTGACTTTTTTAAAACAAATGTTAATTGTAATTTTTACTTTGGTAATGGTAAAAAATCAGTATCTTTTGATAAGCATAGTCATGAATACAGTGTTTTGGTTAAAAATATTTACGGTAATTCAGAGTGGGTAATAGACAAACAACAAATAAATTTACACAATCAAGATTGTGTTTGGTTTAATAAGGGTGTTGAGCATCAAGTTTTAAGAATTGACAGTAACAAATTATCTATGACATGTAACATAGGGATAGAATGATTGAGAAAGAAATAACATACAAAAAGCATAGTTTTTCATATGATATATATGAGGTAAAAACAGAATACCAAGATAATGACAAAGTACTTGAGTTTTTATCAAAAAATAAAATTCAAAGAGGTACAGAACAATTTACCACTTATTTTCATAATGATAAAATAATTGAAGACCCTAATTTATATTTTTTTAAAACCTTTTTAACTCAACAATTAATAATTTTCACTGTTTCAGTTTTAAATAAAAAAAACTTTAATTTCTTAGATGCATGGTTTCAAGCTTACAAACCTAATGATTTCCATGACACACACATTCATGGAAATGAACGTGATAAATATTCTCTTATTTATTATGTAAATTGCACTGACGACTCAGCTATCACTGCTTTTTATGCACCTATGGAGCCTTACGTTGCTTCACATTATCCAATTAAAATAAAACCAGAAAAATCTAAATTAGTTATTTTTCCCTCATATTTACCACACTGTGCATATCCAAATAAAGATGAGGAAAGAATTATATTTTCAGCAAATTTTAAGGTAGAATAGTTTTATGGCTAAATTAACTCTACAAAGATTCCCTGATCCCACACCTGAGTATCAAGTTCAGAACTTTAATGAATTAATTCGTGTTTTAGAGGCGTTGATTCAACAATTAAACACAACCTATACCGTGGACTCTGAAAACAAATCCGAAGCAGAAGCGTGGTACTTTAGTCGATGAGCTGTAATAATGTCAATGTAGAACCAACCGTTATTGGTGGTGGAGATGGATCTAATGCTTATGATGCCTTTGGCAGACTAAGGGTATCCGAGCCATTTACTATTTTTGATAGTACAAATGTAATGTCAAAGAATGATCTCTTTGATGAAGATTTAACTAATAACGGAACTGTTACTTACACATCAAATAAATCTACAGTTAATTTAAATGTAACCACAGCGAGTGGTGATAAAGTCATAAGACAATCAAAAAGAGTGATGTCTTACCAACCTGGCAAATCATTATTTATATTTAATACATTTGTAATGAATGCACAAGAATCTGGATTAGAACAACGTGTTGGAAGTTTTGATGCAAACAATGGAATTTTTTTTGAAGATATAGGAACAGGTTATCAAATTGTCAGACGTACTTATGTAACAGGTTCTGCTGTAGATAACGATGTTGCTCAATCATCTTGGAATGGTGATAAGTTAGATGGAACAGGAACTAGTGGTTATACACTCGATCCAACTAAAGCGACCATTTTATTTACGGATTATGAATGGTTGGGTATGGGAAGTGTCAGAGTCGGGTTTGTAATAGATGGTAAATTTATTACAGCACATACATTTTATAATGCTAATGATTTAGATACTGTTTATATGCAAACTGCAAACTTACCTATTAGATATGAAATAGAAACAACAGGAACTATTTCAGGTGCAGCAACATTACAACAAGTATGTTCTTCTTGTATGATTGAAGGTGGCTATTCTCCCCAAGGAGTTATTCAATCGATTGGAACTGCTTCATTAGCGGGAGTTACTTTAACAACAGCGGGTACATTTTATAATTTAGGAACTATTAAAATTAAATCAGGAAGACCTTACGCACTTATTATTCCTCAAGGTTTTATAGCTTCTGCTGTATCTAACTCTGATTTTGAAGTACAGTTAAGACAAAACGCAACTCCTTCAACAGCATTTTCATATACAAGTTATTCTGATAATATAGAGTATGATTTAGATGGTACTAAAACCATAACAGGAGGAACGATTATCAATAGAACTTATTTATCAGGTAAAGGAGTTTCTATTGAAAACTTTGGAGATGGTTTTAATTTTGAATATCAACTTGGACAAACAATAGCAGGTGCATCCGACACACTAACTTTATGTGCTAAAGGTGCATCCAATAATGATGGCGTTATTGGTTCTTTAAAATGGTACGATACAACAAATGGCTAATATTTATAAAAACGCATTCTTTAATCCTGCTGATACTGCTAATACAGTTATCTATGCAACGGATACTTTAACTCGTGCGATCATTCAAAATATACAAATTACCAATACAGGAGGAAGTGCCATTGTTCGAGCTTATGTTTTTGACAGTAGTAATTCTAACACTGCTACTCAGATAGCCTATGCTAATATCTCAGGGCCCACTATTTGTAATATAGCCAAAGGTCCTATCATTTTAGAAGAGAGTGATACTCTTGTTTTAAGTAGTACAAGTAATACCACAGTCAGTGGTACCGTATCTATTCTAGAGGTGAACAGAGGACTTATTCAACAGTAATGTCCTTACTGTACGTTCGAACAGCGAAGACAGCTTCGAGTACCGTAAACGCTTGGTTGGGAGCAGAAATAGGTAGCACTTTTAATCAACGTTTTTTAACAGAACCACCGAATGATTTAAAAGTTTCTAAAGCTTTAGAATATAATCATTACATCTTTACAACTGTTCGTAATCCTTTTACTCGTGCTGTTTCCTGTTGGCAACAATCAATACGATCCTCTTGGATACCTAAAAACGCATCTTTTGAATTCTTTTTAGATTTAGATTTTAGTCAAATTACTAATACTCATAATAAAACCCATGTCATTCCCATAGTCGAATATCTTGAACCTTATCTGTGTGACATCAATAAAGTTGTTAAAGTAGAACACTTAGAGAAAGATTTACGAGAAATAGAAGAAAAATTTAATATGAAAAAAAGACCTATTAAAGCCTATAACAGGGGTACCTATCGTACTCCTCGTGATAGTTTTGATTACAAAAGCTTCTATACAAAGGAAAGAATAGAGCGTGTATTGGATAAATATGCCGATGATTTTATTGCCTTTGACTACAGTAAAAGCATTGATTTCTAGCTAAAACCTCTATAAAAATAAAGTATGGCAAAGATTATAGATGAACCGGTCATCTTACGCTATGAATACGATATTGAGGGCAATCAAGTCCCTGTCTATAGCTGTAAGGTCGAAACTACGATTACCAATACTCGAACTGGCGTGGAATACGACTCAGAAGATCATGCTAATAGTGATATTAATGATCCTAATACTGATACTACTTCCGAAGATATTCGCCGGGATGTTAACGTCATCGCCCCTAAACTATTCACGGGTGCGGTTACACCTAAAAAAGGATAAGTAATGTTTAAGAATTTGATTAAAGGAGTTAAGAATGTTCTCAAGAGTCCTATTGGTCAAATTGGTGCGGGTCTTTTATTACCTGGTTTAGCGGGTGCTTCAGGTATTTTAGGTGGTATTGGAAGTTTCGCTGCTGCAAATCCTATGCTTACACAAGCCGGTATTGGTTTACTTGCTGGTGACAAACCTGAAAATGTTTTACGAAACGTAGCCTACGGATCACTGGCCAGAGGTATTGGTGCAATGGGCACACCCGAAGGATTTATGGGTGGAGTGAAAAGAGGTTTTGGGATGACTCCTGAAATTCCCGCTTCAATGCAAGCTACACCTGTGGGTGGTGGTAGTTTTAGTGTTGAAGGAGGTGGAACTCTTCCCGGTATTCAAACAGAAGAACTAATATACAGAGCAAAAGAAGAACCAGGTTTTTTAGAAAGACTTGGTTTAGTAAAATCTGGTGAAAATTTAGGTTTCTTTGAAAAGTATTCACCCTTATTAAAACTTGGAGCCGTTGGAGCTACTATTGCTGCTGCCGCTATGACCCCAGAACAACAAAAATTATTTTATGATCCAACAAAAAATCCTTACTTACCAAGTGGTGGAAGAGAAAAAGCTTTTTATGAAGATATTAATCCCGTTTATGCCGCCACAATGAATAAAGGTGGAGTGATGGACTTTCCTGAAAAAGACGGTATGATTAATGGTCCAGGCAATGGTCAATCTGACGATATCCCTGCAATGCTTTCCGATGGCGAATTTGTATTTACAAAACAAGCAGTAATGGCTGCTGGAAATGGTGATAGAGAACAAGGCACTAAAAAAATGTATGAAATGATGTACTCTTTAGAAGACAAAGCAGAAAATATGGGGATAGGTAGAATCTAATGACTCAAGAAGAATTACAAAAACTGATAGCACAACAGTATGGTAACATATTAACAGCGGGTCAGGCTTTAACTGCCAACGCAGTTCCTGTTCCGACTGCTAATGTCGTCGCTCCTTCTGCTGCGATCGGTCAAGCAACAAATTTAGCAGCAAATGCTGCAACTACAGGACCAGATTATTTTGGTGCTGGTGTTGGTGCTCTACAAGGTGCATCTAATGCTATTTCAAATGCTATGACAACTACAGCACAAATAGGTCAAGCTTATGATCCTTCCTCTTATCAGGCATTTATGGATCCTTATCAAAAAGAAGTTATTGATCGCTACACACAAGAAATGCAAAGACAGTTTGGCATCACTGGTCAACAAAGAAAAGCACAAGCAATTGGTGCAGGAGCTTTTGGCGGTGGTCGTGAAGGTGTTGTAGAAGCGGAAGCACAAAGAGGTTTTCAAGAACAATTAGGTACAGGTATTGCTGGACTTTTATCATCTGGTTATCAAACCGCACAACAACAAGCACAACAAGCTTTTCAAAATCAACAGGCTGCTCAACAAGCGGCAGCAGGTTTACAACTTGCCGGTGGTGAACTAGGTACGGGTATTGGTCAGTTATATGGATCATTCGGTGTCCAAGCACCAATGACACAAGCGAACTTAGCGACAACATTAAGTCAACTGGGTGTTACAGAAACAGCAGCACAACAACAAGCTGCTGAACAAGCATATCAAAATCAAATGCAACAATATTTACAACCATATCAACAACTACAATTTCAATCGGGACTTTTGGGGGGTGCTGCACCTTCTTTTATGTATAATCCAGCAACACAACAAGGAAACCCTCTTCTAGCAGGTATAGGAGCATTAGGCGGGTACGCAGGATAAGGAGGGTCAATGAGTTCTTCAGGATATGACACTCTTAACGTCTTTAAAACAGACATACCTATAGAGCCTGTTCAAGGTCTTAAACCTTTGAGTGGCGGAACTGTTTCTATTGGTGAAGCAGAACAAAAATTAGAAAACGATATTAAAGATGAAATCAATTTAGATGTAGCAGCCACTGCTGTTGATCAAACACCTGATTTCAATCAAATGGCTTTAGACTATGTGAATGCTTATATTCCTGTCCGTCAAGCAGCGGAAGAAAATGCAAGTTATATTGCATCTCAATTAGGTTTAGGAAAAAGAGTTTCTTCTGAAGAAGTCGAAGCACAACTTAAAAATTATATTGGTGAATATCCAAAAACTAAAGGTTTTGATAAAGGATTAAGTTTTTTTGTTGATGCCCTCAATGCTCGTACTCCTTACAAAGGAGCTGCTGGTATCTTTGATGTTCTTGCTCAAGCAACAGGCAAAGCTTTAACTCGTGAAGAAGCAGAACAACAAGCTCTGATTGCTCACAATTTAAAGATAAGTGAAATGGCGGTTAAACAAGCACAAGATGCAAACGCAGCAATGCTAGCAAAAGAAGCAGAGTTTTATTTAAAGAAAATGGGTATAGATGATAATTACCTACAAAATTATTTAGGATTTACTAAAGATTTACAGTTAAAATCAGCACAGTTTGATATTGATAAAGAAATGGAAAAAATTAAAACGTCTCAAGATTTAATTAAAAACCCGGGTCGTTTATTTCAAAACATTACTTACACGATTGGAGATCAATCAACTGTTTCTACTTCGATGAGAAAATATAATCCTGCAGCAGGAGAGTATCAGTATTTCTTACCTAGATTAGGAGAAGACGGAGGCACCGTTTTTGATGTTCCTATTCCAGGCGATCCTAACATGAATGGATTACCTAACTTTTATTTTTCACCTTTAGAAACACCTCAAACCGATGCGGCTTTGGCTGCAAGTAAACCTAACTTTGGTCAACAATCAGAACTTGTGGGTGACTTTAATACACTCGGTCGAGCCGGTGATATTGTTCAGACCATGTTAAAAGTGGATGAAGAGGCAATGGCAGAAAAAGGAACATCTCGTTATGGTATTGAAGGTGGTATTAACTACTTAAAACAAGAAGGTGCTTATACTTTCGCATCTTTACTCAATGCGATTAATCCAGGTTCCGGTAATAAATTAGTGGCGGAAGGTGAAACTTTATTTAATAAAGATCAAACTTTAGACAGAATTGATGACTCTCTAACAAGAGAAATTGTGTTTGAAGTACCTAAAACAGATTTACTCAGTAAAATTCCTGGTGTTCCTGACACCACAGAAATTAAAAGACAAGTTGGAATTACAGACCTTTATAGACCATTTACCTATACAAGCATGGGTTATGATGAAGAATATGCACGAAACAAAGTTCGTGAAAACCTGATTATCTACGCTTTAGCACGTGCCTTAAAACCAACAGGTCGTTTGAACGTGGACGATATTAAAAGAGCGTCTGATCTTGTTAACCTACAAGGTATTCGTTCACCTCAATATGTTAGAGCACAATTGAAAGAAATTTTAAAATTTATCAGAACGGCTCAGTTAGATATTTATAAACAAGGTAGAATTGATAATAAAAACAATGTGTTCAATGCTCCCGAATACTCAGGTCAAATTAACAGTATTCAACAGTTTTTAGGAGAGGTTCCTAACTACTCATCAGAAGAAATTCCAAATATTAATCCTGAGAAGGATATATCTCCAGTAGATGATCCAATGCAGAAAAATGAATATATTTTAGAACCCGAAGATTTATTTAATCAAGGAGACAACATCTAATGGCTGCACCAATTAAAGGTAAAAAGACCGCTACAATATTAAAAGGCACTCCTAACGAACATACTTTTTATATTGACGGCACTCCAGGTAATTTAACTCCTGGTGATATTGCAAAGATTAAAAAGTTTTATGGTATTGCCGAGGAAGCATCACCTCAAGATATGGTGAATGAATTAAATAAACTTAAAGATGTAACTCAAGCGAATATCATAGCAGACATTCCTTATGAGCCTGGCTCCAAAGAATATTATGCGGAGATGTCTCAAAAGATTTCTGATGTTAATCAACGTATGAAATTAATTGAAGATCCTGCTAATTATTATTTTAAACAAGCACAAGAAAAACTACCTTTCTTCTTAGATAAGTTTGTCCCTGATCAATTGATCTCGAAACCTGCTTTTGAAACCGCTGGTGCTTTAGCCGCAATTGGTGGAACAGGATTAGCTTTTAGGAGTCCTAGTGCAGGAGCTGCCGCTAAAATTTTAGGTGCGGATGCTTTAGGAGCAACTGCAGGTGGACAAGTTTATGAGTTAACCAATCAATTACTTCGTTACTTAAACGATTTACCTACGGAAGATCAAGCAACTCAACAATCAAAGTTCTTACAAGACGCTTATCTAAACTTGGCTTTCAGTGGAGGCTCCATGGCCCTCGGACCACTGGTCAAAGCATTTAAGCCGACTATTGGTAAAATGTTATTTGGATTAAAAACAGGTCAACCTGAATTTGATAAAATGTTAAGCGTTGCAGAAACGTATGGTATGCCTCTCGGTATTATCCAGGCAACTAATAATCGATTCTGGAAAGGTTATTCAGAAGTTTTAGGTATCTTTCCTTTTGTAGGTACACCTTTTAGAAGAGCAGCAGAAGGAACAAGTGAAGCCACTAGACAATATTTTAATACTCTAACGAATGGTTTTGCACCTTTACAGACAATGTCTTCTTTAGGTGGAGATGTGATGCAATTAGCAAGAGGTCAATATGATGATTCAGCTACTATTTCGAGAATTCTTTACGAAGACTTTGAAGAATATGCCAAACGATTAGAGGGTAAAAAAGTTATTAAGTTAGATACCGTAAGAGATTTATCTCAAAAGTTTGTGAAAAGCTTAGAGGAAGCACAGCCTCGTGCTGGTTATGAACCTTTTAAGTTTCCGGGTGCGTCTTCAGAAAAAGCCTTTAAAGAATTTTATCAAACAATGAGTAGATTAGACCCTGATGGTGTCACTATTCAACAAGCAAAAACATTAAAAGAATTATTCTCTAACTTTGCTGCTAACTACAAAACAGAAACAAAGGGTGGTTTTGTTCCTCCGAAAGAAGGATCAAGAATTACTCAGTTAGCTTTAGCATTAGAAAGAGATATGAATACTCTAGTTGCGATTGATGATGATATTGACAAAGTTGTTTTTGATACAGCGATGAAGAAATTAACGACAGCAAATGAATATTTAGCTGATGTTATGCCTAAGTATGAAGGTCCTGTGCCTAATCTTTACAAGCAAGTCAACGCTAATATCTTTGGTCCTGGACCTCAATCCGATACAGCGGGAAGTATGTATGCAAAAGAAGCTTTAGATATTGTTTTAGGGAAAGCACAAACCGATCCACAAGTAATGGAAATTGTGATGAGACTTGCTGAAACACCTAAACCCAACGTAGATGCCTGGGTTAAAGCAGGTAAAAAAGAAGGTGGTTTCCAACAAGTGGCTGTTAAAGTTTTAGACGACAATCCCGATAGTCCAACTTTTGGAAAAACAATTACTAAAGTAGAATCTGTTGAAGCGATTGCACCAGATGCAGGTAAGAAAAAAATTATTCGAAAATTATTTGATAATGCTCTAGAAGGTTCTTTCTCTAATCTTCCTGTGGCTTCTACCATTGGTGATTATAAAAACTTAAAAGGATTACCTCCTTCCGAGATTGCTAAATATGGTTTCAAAGAAGGTGTCGACAAAACATCACAAGATTTATTTAAATTTAGAACAGTTGAATTTGACCCTTCCGTTTTTGCTGAAAAAATTGGTTTAACTAATATTGATAAAAGAGCAGCTTTAGCTCAAGCCTTAAAACCTGTTGGCACAAAGATTGAAGACTTACAAAGATTCTTAGAAGTTGCTGAAAGAGCAGGTAGCTTTACCGTTAAAGATCCTTCAAAGTTCGTAGCCCGTCGTGTTACTTTGGGTGGTTTTAGAAGTCTTTTATTATTTGGTGCAGGTACTGCTGGAGCTTCTGCTCTATCAGGTGGTATTGTGCCTTTGATGATTCCTATCATGCTACGATATGGTTCGAGTATTTTAACTGATCCAAAAGTTTTAAAAGCCTTTACACAGAAATTAGCGGACACCGGTTTAGATGTAGGTAAGCGTACTGCAGTAATGGGAGAGGTTGGTAAAATGACTGACGTTGATAAAGTTTTATTAGACTGGGCAAACAAAACATTACCTACACAAGATGAATTAGATCAACAAGATTTTGTTAACCAGGTAGAACAATCAATTTTAAGTTTAATGAAAGAACCTCAAAAGAAAGTTGAAATGGGACCCGCTCGTGATCAACAATTAGATATGATGGGTAGAATGTTTGGTCCAAGAGGAATTACTCAAGAAGAAGCACAGATTGGTGGACAGTTAGAAGAGCGATTAGCTCCTACGTTCCCGGTTGATTATGAACAATTTGATTATGAACAAACAATGCCTGCAGGTGCTTCACAAAATCTTTCTCCTGATGTAAGATCAGATTTGGCTTTCGGAACTTTAGATGAAGCTTTAGAAACACAAATGTTTAAAAGAGGTATAGGCGGTTTATAATGAAAAAACAAATACAAGGTGGAGTTGATTCTGTTCGTGTCGTTCCAATGAACTTTCAACAAGGGGGAGCATTAGATTTATCTACGCCACCTCCAAAATCAGATAATCCTCTACCTCGTTTTGAAGGCTTTGAGCCAGGACCCAATCAATTTTATTTAAGAGAAGAAGAAACAGTTATTCCAAGTGAACCTAACGTTCAACCACAAACCATGGACCAAAGAGGAAGTTTTTTTCCTGTACCTGAAATAAAAGGACCTATACCTAGTGAACCTGGTATCAGTAGTTTACCTAGTATGGATAGAGTAACAGAAGGTACAAGTATGGGTGAAAGATTTTTATATGGACCCGTTATTGATCCTCGTGAGATTTATCCTAGAGATCCTGATCCATATTTTGAAAGAGCTCCCCTTAGTTATGAAGAGTATAACAGAGGTATAATGGGTATTCCCAATTTATTACAATCAAACTACTTGAAACCTGCTGGGATTTTGTCTATAAACAAAGTCTATGATATCTAGACTAAAACAATTTATACTTAAACTATTCAAGAAAGGGGAACCCGATGAACATGAAAAGCATTGGGGTATAGGAGCATGATTAATATTACAGATTCACTGAAAGATAGGGTTCGTGGCCATGAAGGCGTGAGAACTCAAATGTATTTAGATTCACTAGGCAAAGCCACGATTGGTATAGGCCACCTTATTCAGCCTCACGAACGAGAAAGATACGCCGAAGGTGTAGAAATCTCCATGGAAGAAGTCGAAGAACTAT